TATTGTCGTCGGTGTAAATAAAAAAATAGTACCAATGCCAATGCTCAACTTTATTTATCCATTTACTAGCAACTTGTCCGTTTTTACCAATACTTAATAAGCGATACGGTCTGCCTAACTTTGAAAGTTTTGGCGTGATGCTTAAATTGAGGCTTCTATAATCCATAACCTATCAATTTGTTTTTGACAACTTTCAATACTTGTTCCTGTTCCCATATATTCTCGCTCCCAAAAAAAATCAAAGGTTAATTCACTTGAAGTATAATCTCGCTCGATGGTGTAATCTCTGTAAATCATCGCGTATAAACTTCTCTAATTTCGTAATTTTCATAACCTTTCAACTCCGCTCTTAATTTAGCGTGTTCTTCTGTTCTGTAATAATTTTCAGAATGTTGGTTCTCTTGTGTCCAGATGTAAAATTGTTTTCTCATAATGTTATATTTTAATGTTTGAGCAAATATTAAAAGAATTTTTTTATTAAACTAATTATTTAACATAAAATCGTTATACCAATCCATAAACATATCAAAATCAGTAGATACAAAGTAAACTCCACCAGCACGAAGTATAGCATCTCGATACTTCATTTGGTCTTGGCTCATTCTGTCTTTTCCTATCTTAATTTCAATCTTTACCGATTTGCCTTTAATAGTTGCGCTTATGTCCGCAGTTCCGTTTGTAGATGTGCCTTTGATATATTGCATACTTCCTATTGTTTTCCTACGACCTATACAATCAGTAACTACTTGAGTTTTATCAATCATTCTACCCATCGAACTAATGCGTTCGGCTTGGTGTCCTGAAAGGTTTAAAAAGTCCTTAACGCATTTAGTAAGTCCGTTTGCTGTTTTATCTGAATACTTTGGAATAGGAATGCAGTGATCAGGGAACGATGGATATTTTTCTTTTAGTTCTTGTACTGCTAAATTGACTAGGATTGTTTTGTTTTGTTTGTTCATTGTAAAAAAGTGTAAAAGTGTAAAAAAGTGTAAAAGTGTTTTTTACACTTTAAGTTATTGATTTTTAAATATTTAAACGGTTGTAAAAAACTTTTCCAAAAAAAGCATAAACTATTATAAAAAAACATAAAGCATTAATTCTCTTATAGTTTTACTCTTTTTACTTTTACATTTTTACAAAATAATAAAATAATAATATAAATAGTTAATATACAGTTATTTATAATTTTTTTTTAGTGTAAAAAAAGTGTAAAAAAGGTGTAAAAAACACAATTTTAAAAGCATTTGTTTTTTACAAAATTAAAAAGGTATTTCGTTATCTTCTTCATTATCAATTACTTCATTTTTTCTGTAAAAAATAAAAGGCGTTCCTGTTTTTTTAGTAATAGAGTTATCTTCAAAAGCTACATACCTCTGCATTTGTAAAATTTTACATTTCATTTCATCCTTTAAAACTTTACGAATGTAAGATATTGAAAAATTATTGTTATGTATAAACCATTTTTCTTTAATGTCTTTTGAGGTTGCAGTAAACTCATTTAGATTATTATTATTATTAAAATGGTCATCAATTAAAATTTCTAATTCTTTGTATAAACCTGATCTACTTTCTTCTTTTACTGAATTAAGACTATCCGTTGCAATTTCATCTTTTGTAAAAACCATTCTAGACTTTGAAAAATCTATTGGAGATAAATTTAGTAAAAAATCTAAAAAAGCTGGTATCTCATTAAATAATTGAGTTTCAATTTGCGTGTTTTTCTCCTCAATAGGTTTAATTTTTCTAATCCAAAAACGAATTTCATCATCATCAATTTTCATAAAGTCCGTTTCTTTATTAGTACAAAGAATTATTTTACCATAAAAAGGTATAGAATATTCAGAAACAAACTTTTGATTTACGGTTATTGTTTTGGCAGTAGCGATTGACTTTAATTTTTCAACTGTTGCGCCTTTTTCTGCCACAGCTTCATCAATCATTATAATATTCTTATTTGCGTATAGTGAATTAAAATCTCTAGTTATTTCAGTAGGTGAAACCATTACGGAACTTTGTCCGAATATCATTTGAATCCAGTTTAAAAAAGTAGTTTTACCAGTTTCTCTTTCGGTAGATACAAGCACTAAAATTGGCATTATCTGTTTAGGGAATTCAAATAGTAATTTCATATACTTTAAACCTAAATCAATTTGCTCTCCAAAAATATGATTCATAAACTTAATTGAAGTATCATAAGTTCCTGATAATGGAGTGTGCTGGAATTTAGGATATAAATTATAAAATCCATTTAATGATTGTTGATAATCTATATTATTAGGAATAATCGTAAAGTCATCATACTTATCAATTCTTTGAATTAAATCTGAATTATGATCTAGTTTAATTTCTTCTTTTTTCCACGCTTTTAGCTGCTGGGAAATACCTCCGTACCTATCTTCTTTATGTATAATTTTATAATAGTCAGTTCCTACTCTAATATAAGGTACTGCAATCTTCATTAAATTAAATTTTACAAAAGACAAAGAATGAAAATAATTATTTTTAAATCTAATCTGCGTTAAAAGTTGAAATTTAGAATAAACACCATTTAACAAATCAAAATCATTATTATTAATAACTTCAATAGTTAAATTATCAAATTTAAAAATAGGTTCTTTTGAGTATTTTTTCCAAACGTAATTATCTTTTAGTTCGTAAGTATCTAATTTGTTTTTAAAAATATCTTCAAATTCTCCAAATTGACAAAACCAGTCAAAAGGATTAATTGAAATATCTGTTTTTTTGTTGATGAATTTTTTATCCATAGTTTAAATTATAAATGAGAAAACCCTTTAAGCCATCACACTTAAAGGGTTGTTCTCTGTTGCTAAAATTAGCAAAATGAGTTCCTTGCAAGTGATGGGTTGCAATGCAAATATAGTATTATTTTATAAATAACGGTTTAAATTGTCCGCTAAAAATCATTGTTTTTGCAGTTGTTTTATAAACTTCTGCCATATTTAATCCGTTATGCTTTCTCGATAAATAAGGATTTCCATTAATGCAATTTTCTATTAATTGAATAGCGTTACTTTCAGAAATATAACCAGCTGAAATATAACCGCCAAGCGCAAAAGAAACGGCTCTTAATTGTGGATGTCCATTTGATGTAATTTTATTAATGCCCGATATAATTATCTTTTCAATATTAGAGTTTGATTCAGTAACAAAATACTGTTGAACTTTTAAAGGTTCTGGAGCAGTATATTTTTTATTAAATTCCGTATAATCTTTACGAACTAATATATCTGTATCATAACTCATAAACATAGGTAAAACTGCGTTTTGTGTTGCAATATCAAAACCATTATAAATAGATAGTTCTTCACGAATAGCATTGTAATAACTTTTAAATTCATTTACATTTTTAGATATAGGAATTTTAATTAACGCCCTAACTCCTTTTTTTGAAGCTGATAACCAGCAGCAAATAATATATTTATATTCTTTAAATAACGCCTCTTTAAATTCTTTTGCATAGTCTGTTTCCAATCCGTCAAAATCTACCGTTAAAAGTCCTGTAAATCTATTTATATCGCTATATCTACGCTTATCATTAACTAATACTGCTGGAGTAAAAAAATAAAGATGTCTTTTAAGTTCGTCTTTTTCTGCTTTGTTGTTTGATAAAGATGCAATTTGTATTTTTTCAAATATATCTTTAAATTCAGGTTTAGGATTTTTCATAGATTCAATCCAATAATCTAAAGAAACGCAACCTAAAGGATTTGTATTTCTAATATCTGATCCGTAGTATTGGAATAGTATTGGGTTCATCATAATTTAAGTTTATTATAATTATCAATATGTATTCCTTTAATAGAATGAAATATATTTTTATTACTTAATGAAAAAATAAAATCTTTATTACTAATTTTTCTAATTTCTCCTACATTAAAACTTCCTAAAAAACCATTAAATGTGTGATGTTCACAAAATCTATTGTGTCGGTCTTGATGCCAAAGATTATTTTCTCCAATCCATTGATTAAGTTTAACACTTGAATCTTTTATTACCCTTTGATTTTCATTTAAAATAAAGTAATCATAAGATAAAGAAGGACAAATAAAAATAGGTATTCTTTTATAAACAGTTGAATTTTTATAAACATCAAATTTTAAAGTTGAGTAATTTTCTGCTTGTTTAATAAACCTACCAATTTCTTCACCTCTTTTTTTATTAGGTATTTTACATTCTATACCAAAAAAATAATCAGTATTTTTTAGTTGTAAAATCAAATCAATTCTTGATTTTTTACAACTACTCCAACATTCTTGCCTTACAATAAAATCTTTATCAAAATACGGTATTAATTTTAAAACAAATTCTTTTTCTAATTGTTTCATATAAGTAAAAACCCACAAATCAAAAGGTCGTCGTCTTTATCATTGTGGGAATTTTATAAAATTGTTTTTGTAGCGACGACTCTACTAATGCAAATATACAAAAAAATGGCACGTAAAATTAATCACGTGCCTTTTTTATTTTAGAAAGGCAAGTCATCTGATTGGTCAGGAACTTGCCCAGCTGGTTGTGTTGTTGTTATTTCTGCATCGCTTAACTTTTCAATTCTCCAACCTTTAATGCTATTAAAGTATTTTGTTTCTCCAGCAGGATTAACCCACTCTCTGCCACCTAAATTTATTGATACCTTAATATTTTGACCTATCGTCAGTCCATTTAATAAATCGGTTTTATCTTGCACAAACTCAATTAATATACTTTGTGGATATTGATCCTCTGTTGTAACTACTAATTCACGCTTTTTAAAAGATGCGCTTACTTGTTGTTCTTCTCCTATTGATTTTACTTTTCCTATTACTTCCATTGTTTGTTATTTATTAAATTAAGTTTATATTCATTTTTTAAAGTTTCAGCTTCATTAATTCTATTTAAAATCTTAGCGCAAATATCATCATCCTTATCAATTATAATTTCGTGCCAATACTCTATACCCTCAAAGATGTAATAGTTAAAGAAATGCGCTTTATTTCTATTTGTAGCCATCATTTGCATTTGCATTTGATAAAGATATTTATCATCTATTTCATTTGTAGCTACTAATTTAAAGAAAGTATTTGCTTTTGGGCATTTGATTTCTAGAATAGCATCTTCTCCTACTAATCCATCTGGAGAAGCTCCAGCATTATCAGTTAAATTAAAGAAACCGCATTAAGTAACATCTATAAAATCAAATGATTTTAGTTCTTTAAATTTAGCAAATGCCAAAGGTTCTAATTCGATGCCTCGTTCCATATCGTATGAAACAAAATTATCTTCTACTTCGCCAAACAGTTCTTCAACTGCTTTATCAAAAGCATAACTTTGCCCTGTAAGTCCTAGTGCTTTAATACCCATTAATTTGTAAATCTCACTAGCTGTAAATTTACCTAATCTTTGTTGATGCCATTCTAAAGTGCGTTGTACTGATTCCATATTTCTGTTGTTAAATTATAAGATTTTTCAATTTGTTCTTTTGTTGCATTAGCTTTTTTAGCAGCTTCAAAATTAGCTGCGGTAAAATCAGGTTTTACTTTTGTAATTGGTTGTAATGGTTTAATACGAACGCCATCTGTAATTGCGCCCATCATTTTTACATTACGATCAACAAACATTTCAATTTTCATTCCTTTCCAATTCTCTATTATGTGGCATTCTTTACCTAGCAATCCATTTTTTTTAGCAAATCCAGCTAATATTTTATTATTAGTTGAATTTAGTTTAAGAGGTTTAACTGGTTCAATAAAATAGCAAAATATACCATCCATTTTAGTTCCTGAAACATCTACATTAGTTTCAAACTTCACTTCTTTAATAGTAAAAATTAACGGTATATTATCCGTTTCCATAGCGTCTAAATCGGCACTAGCTAAATGTGTACTTTTTCTGTACTTTCTCCAATCTGTTTGTGTTTCCATAATGTTTAATTAAAAAATCCTAACTTAAATCCTACGGGTCAGCATAGGCAAAATTAGGATCGATTATAATTTTTGTTTCAATACCTGACCGTATTGTTCTGCAAATATAAAAAAAAGTTTTTAATCTGCAAATAAAGTTTCTTGTTGTTTTGATATTAAAGTTTTAGCAAATCCAAATTCTTCAATTTCAGAAAGTTTTTGATATTCTTGCTCAATCCAATTTTCAGCTCCTTTATGAAATTGTTTTTTAATTTCAAAACCATAACATTTACGTTTTAATTCTTGGCCAGCAATTAATGTGCTGCCACTTCCTGCACAAGGATCAATAACAACATCGCCCTCGTCTGTAAATATTTCAATTAGCTTTTTTAATAATTTTAAAGGCTTTTGCGTTGGATGCAATTTTTCAATATCAGCATCATCACGCTCCCAATCTAAACAATTAAAAACCATTTTACCTTTGTTATTAAATTTAGGTAGTTTATCTCGGTAAAAAATTAAACCATATTCACAATTACCTACTACTTTCATATTAGCTTTTAATACCTGCGCACTAAAATTTTTTCTAAAAACTAAATTTATGTAATTGTTTAAACCATATCTTTTAGCTAATTCAATCAAATACATCTGCTGGTCAAATGCGCAAAATATAATCATACAAGGAGCATCGCTTTTTTGTCTTGCAACTCCCTCAACTTTTATACTTTTCTTTTCAGGTTTTAACATTGTGCTGCAAAAGTGCATAAACTCCGCTGGTCTAAAATCTTCATCAGTATCAAAAAAACTTTTGCCAGCCAATTCACTTTCTCCATTAGAATTATCCCCGTCTTTATACCAAGCTGGATTTGAAGCATAAGCGTTATTTCCTAAATTATAAGGAATATCTGCTATAATTAACTGCGCTTTTGGAATAGCGTATGTTTTAAAATTCTGAAAATGGTTATTAAATATTTGTGCTTTTTTCATTACATTTCTGGGTTAAAATTTTTGCGAATAATTGTATCAATTTTTTTACTTATATCGTTAAAATAAGTCGTTTTGAGAATAGTGTCGGTTGTTGCTAACTCGTTATTCATTTCCTCAAACAAAGCAATTAAGTCTAACCTAGCTTTTTTCATCTTTGGAGTTGTTGCTTGTAACTCGTCTAAATTCTCTAATAATAAATGCGATAAACATACTAGCTTATGCATTAGCTGGTCTTTGTGTTTGCTCATAAATATTGTTGTATAAATGAAAAAATATGCTCGATAACTGGTAAAGTCCAACCATCGCCTAAAAGTGAACCAGCTTTTGCGGTTGTAAGAATATCGCAGTAATTATCAGGAAAGCCTTGAAGTCTGCACATTTCAACTTTGTTTACTGTTCTTACAATTCCATCTTTGTAAGAATAAAGTTGATTTGAACTTTCCATCAAACAAGGAGATTTTCCTTTTGTTACTCTACCTCTGCGAGTTGTTGAACTAGGAAAAGATAAATCAATACAATCATTTTCAGTAACTACATCGTAACCTTTTGCGGTATTTGTTTTGCATCTTAATTCGTTGTTTACTTCGTAAATTAAAGTTAACATTCCGGTAGTTTCGTTTCTGTGTTTTAAATATCTTTGTGAATAATTATCTTTGCCACTTCCTGTATTTAAACAAGTATGTTTATCAGTATCAACGTAAATCATATTTATAAACTCTTTTGAAGCTCTTTTCTTAATACTTTCTTGACTTTTAACCGCTCTACTTTCACTTTCTAATAACGCTAGTGATTTTACCCTTTCAACATATCCATCTGTAATAATATCCTTAAACATTATACCTTTGTCCTTTGGTTGTGGAATATCTGTAACAATATCAAACATCGTTTCTTTTGTTCTTATATTGCTCCAGTAGTACCTATCTCGAAGTTGTGCAGTCAGAAGTGAACTGTTAATGCGTACTGGGTAAACTCCCAACGCTCGGCTCATAATCCCTACATCTAATTTACTTGCGCTACCGACATTCTCCTGGAGAAATAATACTTTAGGATTAAGTTCTTTGATATGTTCTAGTATCTCGACAAAAGTAAAAAACAAACTAGATTTTTTACCATTAATTCCTGCACGTTTTCCAGCAGCACTTAAATCTTGACAAGGCGATCCACTTAAAACTAAATCAATAGTTTTCCAATCAATATCCCATTCACGCCACTTGGTAACATCCCCAACTTGAATAGTGTCGGGGAAGTGATGTTGTGTAAGTTCTATTGCATAAGGCTTTATTTCACTTGAATAGTACTTGTCAACTTTAATTCCTACGTTTTCAAGTGCTTGCCTACCTGTATTCATTCCGTTAAATAGACTTAATACATTCATAAATAACTTTTTGCAGTATTATTTAATCTACTTTCAACTAAAATACATTCATCATTCTGCTCCCACTCGTCTAAAATTCTGTTAAGTTTTTTAGAACTAATCGCCATTCGGTTGATAAATGTTTGCCTCCCGAAGTA